CCTGTTCGCGCGCGAGTTCGTCTACCGGCCCACCGACGAGCGTGGCGACTTCCGCACCAAGGCGGGCAAGGCGTGGCGCGACGAGCAGACGGCGACGATCCTGACCGAAGAGGACCGCCAGACGATCGCGGGCGTCGTGCAGTCGATCCGGGCCAAGCGCATCGAAGTCTCCCGCGCCGAACAGTCGGTGTTTTGGACGTGCCAGGAAACGGGGCTCAAGTGCAAGGGGCGACCGGACTGGTTCGACCTCGACGCCGTCTACGACCTCAAAGTGTCCATGGCGGCAGACAAGCCGTTCCGCTCGCTGATGTTCCACGCCTACAACGCCGGGTGGACGCACCAGCTGGCCCACAACCGCGCGGGGCTGGCAGCTGCCGGCGTGCCGGTGAAGGTGGGACGGCTCGTCGTGGTGTCGCCGAACGCGCCGCACTTCGCCCATCTCCTGGAAGTGTCTGAGAACGACCTGGACTTCTTGGAGCTGGACAACGCCAACACGCGCAAGGGCATGGCCGCTTGCGTCCGTGACAACCACTGGCCGGGCACGCCCGACAAGTGGCAAACCATCGAGCTGCCGGCGTCGGCAGCCTTCACCGAGACCGACTTGGAAGGCGCTGAGGAGGCGCTACCGCTATGAGCGACACGCAAGCGAAGGAACGGGCTCTGCAACGAGCCAGAGAATGGAAGGCCAAGAACAAGGAGCGTCTGGCGAAGTACCGCGCCGCTTACTTCCAAGCCAACAAGGAGCGCGAGCAAGAGACGCACAAGAGGTGGATCGCGGCAAACCCTGATCGCGCCGCCGTCTACGCCGAGAGGAATCGCCAGAATGTGCGAGACTGGCAGGCGCTTCGGAAGTCTGAGCGGACAGGGCTAACCGCCATGTTCACGCCAAGCGTCGTGAGGCAGGACTACGGCGAGTGCTGCTGGGCTTGCGGAAGCCAAGAACGCGTGAGCATCGACCACATCGTTCCGCTCAGTCGCGGAGGGTCGAACTACGCATTCAACGTCCGTTTGCTGTGCGCCGGCTGCAACCGGAGAAAGTGGACTCGGTGCGACCACGAAGTCAAAGACGAGGCGTTCAAGATGGCCCTGCTGCTAGGTCATGAGTGCATGGAGGTGGCCAATGTCTGATGTCCCAGCCGGAAGCGTCTACAAGGGGCCAAGCGGGGTCGCGCGCGAATCGACTTGGCTTACGTCGGAGGACATCCCGCACGACCGCGACTCGATCGTGCAAATCGAAGCCGTCGTGCGCCGCGACAACCTGACCATGGAGAAGGGGCGCACGAAAGCGGTGGCGCTGTCGCTTCGCTTCGTCGGCAGGAAGCGCGAGCTGCTGTTGAACGCCACGAACCGCAAGACGCTGGCCGCCTTGTTCGGCACCAACGAGTGCGGCGCATGGTTCGGCCAGTGGGTGGCGCTGTTCGTCGAGCAGGACGTTCGCAAGCCGGACGGGACTCGTGGGCCGGCTGTTCGCATCCGGGCCAAGCGCGTCAAGCCGCCGTCTGGTGCAGCAGCTGCGCCGACGATTCCCGACAGCGAGGCCGAGTTCCGTGGCGACGAGAGCATGGGGGGCGACGCATGACGCTCCCCAAGGCCATCAGCGACGCGATCGACGAGTTTGCTCGCCTGTCGTCGGCGCCCACCGAGGAGACGCGAGCGGACGCCCGCGCCGCCCTCGAACGCGCGATCGCCGACCATGCGTCGCCTGTTGCGCCCACCGAAGCGGAGATTGAGGCGTGGCGCCGAAAGGCAAGATCGTGGAGGTCCGGCAACAGGCTGCCAGACCACGCGACAACCTTCCGCGTGCTGGCAAGCGACATCGAGGAGGCCGTCGCCCTCATGCGCCGAGCAGCCGCAGCGAAGCCGGTCTACAGCGCCACGGGGCGGGCATTCCAGCTGCACAGCGCCGACTGGCACGGCTCGCAAGACGAGATGCCGAAGTCAGTCCTGATTTACGGCAGCGGCGACATGGGGCGCGGCGAGTTCGCCAACTACCTGCGCGCCGACGTTGCGAGAGAGGCCGCAGCGACCCCGGCCCCGTCGGCCCTGGAGCGGCTGCGGGACAAGATCCGCAGCGAGGCCGACAACGCCGACGAGAGCTACTCGGCTGGGCTGCACCGGGCGGCGGACATGATCGACGAGAAGCGGGAGCGGGAGGCGACGCAACGACTGACCGACGACCGACTCCAGGCGCTCCGGCTCATGCTGCAAGAGCACGCCGCGAGCTGGCTGCACACGATCGACCGCGACACGTTGGCCGCCATGCTCGACGAGATCGAGGAGCGCCGCCGCATACCGCAGTTCCTCCGCCTCGCACGGGCCGCGCGCCGCTGCCTCGACGGCTCCGAGGTCGACGGCTGGCATACGCCACTGCGCGAGGTCGACGTGGCCGAGCTGCGGGAGGCGCTGGGCGAACTGGAGCGCCAGGAACCGCAGGAAGGCCACTAGGGCGTGGCCATTAAGGCCGCTAGCTGCCCGAATGCGGCAGGATCGAGCCGACGGGCACCAAGGCTAGGGCCAGCCGAGAACCCGCGCCGATGGACCACGCGAACGCGCTAGGAAGCATCGCCGGGCGAACTGCCCACTAGGCGACGGGATCAACCGGCGGCGCGACTGGAGGCAACGGCGCCTCCGTCAAGCGCCATACGGTGCAACGCAACGCCTTGGACAGCGCGAACAGGTCGTAGGCGTCCGGCAGCTGTTCGCCGTGCTCCCATCGCCACACGCTTTGACGGTGGGAGCCTACGCGCTCGCCGAGGTCGGATAGGGAGTAGCCAAGCTGGCGACGGCGCGCGGCGACTCGGCGGCCGAATGCGGCGGCCCAGGCGTCGCGGGGGGGTAGGGGTTTCACTGGGCCAGCATCCGTTCCGGTGTGCTGTCGGTCCACCGCGTGCCACGGTTGCCCGCTTGCATCAAGTAGATCGCCTGCCGCTTGTGTCCCTTGGCAGCACGCTCGCAACGCTCCCATTCGACCAGATGCCAGCCGATGACATCGCCAGCCGCTTCTAGATAGCGCCTTGCGTCTGCCAGCAGGGCGCGGGCTCGCCGCTCATGGTAGGCGATACGTGCCTCGTAGTCTGCGCGACCGTGCGCCTTGGGGTGGAACCGGCGCCGCTGTTCGGCGCAGAACGATGCGTAAGATCTGGACATGGTATCAGACTCGGGTTACATGCTGCCGCCGGAACCGGGCGGCGCGGGAATGTCGGCGATGCGCTCGCCGGGGCGGGTTACTTGCTGGCTAGCCAGTCCAGGCATTCGCGCATGATCCGCAGACGGGCCGCGTGCGTGCGCTTGCTTGCGGCGTCCAGGCGCATCCGCCTTGCTGTCGATCGCACCCACGGCCCGGCCGTCGCAACCTTGGCGTCGTACTGCCGGACCATCGCACGCCATTCCTCTGCGGCCTTGAGGCACGCAACCTTGGCGCGCATCGTTGCAACCGGAGCCTTGCCAGTTATGCGCTTCACCTCGACGACGGCACCGCTACCGTGGTTCTTGCCACCGCAAGGGCAATCGCAGTTCGGCCCCTTGGCGTTAGTGCAACGATCGTCGCACGCCGAGCAGTACTCCCGGCGTCCGATCAGCGCACCAAAAACCTCGCCCATGATCTCGATACGGCCAGCGCACGCGCTGCATTCGTGCGCCACTGCGGCCTCGTTGGCGTCCAGTTCGGCGAACGCCACCGTGAGACAATCGCGGCAACGGATGGCGTAGCGACGGCGCGTAGGGGGCGCGGTAAGGATCTCCAAGAACGACAGCTCGGGGGCGGGGGCGGTCACGAGTCACCTCGCAAGCTGTAGAACGGCGACGGATCTCGGTCGCGCTCGACTTCGGCCTCGACTCGCGGCGGCCCCATGCGCCAGCCGTCGGCATTGCGCACGTAGCCACGATGCCACAGCTGCAACGGTGTTAGGATCTCGGCAGCGAATCCGAAACCGTGCTCCCGCGACTCGATGTGTGCGGCGAGGTATGCGTTGCCAACGTCCGCATGGAACGGGCTGCATTCGGGCCAGACGCTACCAAGCTGGAGCACCTTGCGGCCGTTGTCGAGCGCAGATTCCAGCTCGGCCACGCGATCGGCTCGCTTAGCTGCAACGGTGGCCATGAAGGATGAAAGGTTGGGGGCGGTCACGAGCGCACCTCCACCGTCCATTCGCACCGCGCGAAGTCCTCGCCACACTCGCGGATCCGAACGGTGGCCTCTTCAGCCTCGGCGCGCGTGGCGAACACGTTGCCATCGTAGCCCGCTGCGTACTCGTTGCGCGGATCGCCAGCGGGGGCGATGTAGAAGGTGCCGGAGGGATGGTTCACGAGCGCACCTCCTGCGCCTTGGCGAGTTTCGCGGGGTCCATCTTGGCGATGCGCGCAAGGCACTTTTGGCAAGTGACGTTCGCGACGTTCTTGGTGCGGCTCATCGACTTCCAGACGGGCCAACCGTTGCGCGTTCCTCCGCCGCCACACATGGGGCGCACGACGCCGGCAAGGAACGGGTTGACGAAGTGCGTGACGTGGGAGGTGCTCACTTGCCCACCTCCTTCGACTCCACCACGCACCACACGTAGCCGCCGCCATCCTCGCCGCACGACAGCAGCGAGCGGGCGTCGATGCGCGGCCACTGCATTGCGTCGCGCTCGGCGTTGGCCTTCTCAATCAAGCGCAGCACGGCGACGACGTGCGCCTCACTGCCGCTGTACTGGTGCTCGTAGGAGACGACCACGCGCGACTTCTTGTCCGCCAGAAACTCGGCGACGATGCGCGACGGCTTGTAGTTGGTGCACCCAAGGAACCGCGTGCGGATCATGCAAGCGGGGGCGGTGCGGATCTGAGAGACGGGGGAAGCGTTGGTTGCCATGCCCCTAGTATCGGCCAACTCGCCCCGAATGTCAACCGTTGCGCCTACGAATCCGCATCGGGAAGTTGCAAGCGGCCGTCTCCGCAAGCGTTACGACGCGAAAAATCTTGCGCGGCTCGCGTCAGTACTGCGGCAACTTGCACCGGAGCATTCTGCGGATTCACGCTCTGGCGCCGCAAGGCGAATCAAAAGCCCCTGAGCGAAGCGAACGGGTCGAGGGGGGTGATGGGGGGACTGAAAGTCTCCCCATGCTTCTTCTCTGCTGCGGATGCGCTGAACGGTGAAGCGTACGTACTCACGCTCATCCCGTAGAAAGCAGAGGGTAGTTAGGGAGCCTTTCGAAGTTTCTACCCGTTACAATCGTGAGACAATCGAACGATAGCACCGAACCACTTGACGCCGGACCGCAAGAACGCCAAACTTGACTCGATGCTTATGGCTGGCAAAGAAGCACCATCCGAACACAACCGCGCCAGCTTCGCAGGGTGATCCCATGGGAAGGCCTTCGCTGTTCTCCGAAGAACTCGCCGCCAACATCTGCGAACGCATCGCGGAAGGCGAACGCCTCACGGACATCTGCAAGACGCCTGGAATGCCGAATCGGCGCACGGTTTGGCGATGGACGACGGAGAATCAGCCGTTTCGAGACGAACTCGCGCGCGCAACTGAGGCTGCGACTCACGGCCTTGTCGACGAACTGGTTGCGGTTTGCCGCACCGCCTCGAAAGACTCGGTTGAGGCAACGGACAAGCGCACACTGACGGAGAACTACCGTTGGCTGGCTGCGCGCTTGCTGGCTGTGTACCGGGACCGCGCGCAGGTTGAGCACAGCGGCGGCGTGACGTTACAGGTCGTTACGGGCGTCCCCGACGTTACCGGTAACGCTGAGTAGCGCGTGACGGTCGACCGAATCGTGATCGACTACCGGCCGCGCAAGTGGCAAGCGGAGTGTCACCGCAAGCGGCGTAGGTTTTCCGTCTATGCGATTCACAGGCGCGCGGGGAAAACCGAGATGGCGTTGGCGGAGCTGGTCGACAAGGCGCTGAAGTGCAGCCACCCGCTGCCGCTGTTCGCGTACCTTGCGCCGTTCCTAAGCCAAGCTCGCGGCATCGCATGGGCACGGTTGAAGGCGAAGGTTGAGCCGCTGCGCCGCCGCTCGGCCGTCGACATTCGGGAAGCGGACCTCGCCATCGTCTTCGCCCATAACGGCGCCGTGATTCGGCTGTGGGGCGCCGACAACCCCGATGCGCTGCGTGGCGTGCGCCTGGACGGGGTCGTCATCGACGAAGTCGCGCAAATCAAGCCCGAGGTGTGGACCGACATCCTGCAACCGGCGCTGTCTGACCGCCTCGGCTGGGCGATGTTCATCGGCACGCCGAACGGGATCAACCTGTTCTCGGAGCTGTACTTCGGCGCATCGGGCAAAGCGGACTGGAACGCCGCTCGCTACACGGTCGACGACACGGAGGCGATTGACCCGGCCGAAGTCGCTCGCCTTCGCGCGGACATGCCCGAGGGGTCGTTCGCACGCGAGTACTTGTGCGATTTCTCGGCCGGTGGCGTCGACCAGCTGCTCAGCCTCCAGGAAGTCGAGGACGCCGCCCGCCGCAGCTACACGGAACGCGACGTTGCCCATGCGGCCACGGTGCTTGGCGTCGACCCCGCGCGCTTCGGCGATGACCGCTCCGTCATCATCATGCGTCGCGGCCTTGTGGCCTTCCCGCCGCTGGTTAACCGTGGCATCGACAACATGAAGCTGGCCGACATCGTGGCCAGCCAGATGGTTGCGCACAGTCCCGACGCCGTGTTCGTCGATGCCGGGGCGGGCTCTGGTGTCATCGACCGCCTTCGCCAGCTGGGCCACGGCCGCATCATCGAGGTGCCGTTCGGTGGCAAGGCGCTACAGGCGCACCTGTTCGACAAGCGGAGAAGCGAAATGTGGTGCGAGATGGCGACGTGGCTACGGGGCGGCGGCGCGATCCCGAACGACGTGCACCTCAAGACTGAGCTGGCAACGCCCACCTACTGGTTTGACTCGGCAGGCCGCAAGGTGCTGGAATCGAAAGACGACATCAAGGCGCGGTTGAAGGGTGGGGCGAGCCCCGACATCGCCGATGCCTTGGCGTTGACGTTCGCGGCTCCGGTAACCAAGGTGACCTTCGACGACTTGCCGCTACGGCCGCAGAGGAAGTCGCGCGACGGCTTCAATCCGTTCCGCCCCGCCAAGCGTTGACGCTCCCGCTTGCTACGGCGCACCGCAACTGCTAGCCTGCTACGGTGCCGCCGTATTCCATCCGCCGTAGCAGCATCGCGCAGATCCGGGCCAACGAGCACGGGTTGACGCGGGCGCACTATGCCGAAGTGTTCGGGCTCGATCATGCGAACCCGGACTGGCACGCGATGGAAGCGGCCGAGGTCGCTGGCGGCGCGTTCTCCCTGGCCGTGTGGGATGACCTCCGCCTAGTGGGCTACGCGGTCGGCACGCTGGCTGTGTCGCCCCACGATCGACGCCAGTTGTGCGTGGTGACGTGGTGCTATGTGCATCCCGTCGCGCGGTCGTTCGGCCTGTGGCGGCAGCTGCGCGCGTGCCTTGCGGACGCGGCGAGGGCCGAGGGGGCCGAAGTGCTGCTGTGGGGCGCTGGCCATGACACCCAGTTCAACCGGCTGCTGGCCCGTCTCGCGAATCGCGGGGCGGTGCGGCTTGTCGAGCACACGTACGAGGAGGCGTTGACCTAATGGGCTACGTTCAAGCGGCGATCGCGGCGGCCGGGCTGGTTTACGGCGTGGTGCAAGGGGAGCGCGGCAGCCGTGCGCAGAAGCGCGGGTTGGCCATGCAAGCCGAGGCGCAGCAGACGGCCGAGGACGCGGCGCTTCGCCAGGAACGCCAAGCGGCCGAAGCGCAACGGAAGGCCGCGCGCCGCCCCGCTGACGTGTCCGCCCTTCTCGCTGGCGAGCGCGGCATGGGCATCTCCTCGATGCTCTCCGGTCCCGCTGGCGTCGCGCTCAACCGCCTTCGCCTTGGCCGTAGCTCGGCGCTGGGGGGCTGATGGTCGCCGCCGCGCTGGAAGGCATGACGACGCGCGACCGCCTGGACCGCCGCCTTGCGGGGTTGAAGGCAAACCGCACGTCGCATGAGTCGCACTGGGTGGAGCTGGAGGAACAGTTCCCGTGCGGGGCGCGGATCAACGACGACACGAGCCCGCAGAGCAAGAGCGGCGAGACGCGGCAGCAGCACGTTTACGACGCCTCGGCGCAGTTGGCCATGCACCGCTGCGTGGCCGGCATCATGTCGAACACGACGAGCCCGGCGCGGCAGTGGCACCGCAACACGCTGGACGATCAGGAGGCGTTGGAGGACTCGGAGGTTCAACGCTACCTGGACGAGGTGACCGCGATCCAGCGGCGCGCTCTCCAGAAGTCGAACACGTACCGCGTCCTGCCGCACATCTACCGAGAGCTCGTGGTGTTCGGCACCGGGGCCGCGCTGGCGCTCCCGGACTACGAAAACGTCATCCACCTCCACCCGCTGGTGACGGGCAGCTACTGGCTTGGCCAGGACAGCAAGGGCAAGGTGAACGCCTGCTATCGCGAAGTGTGGTTGACGACGGCGCAGATGTACGAACGGTGGGGCGAGCGTTGCAGCCGTCAGGTGCGCGATGCCTACAAGCGCCGCGAGTGGGATGGCTGGTGGAAGGTGGTGCACGCCATCGAGGAACGGCCGCGTCGCAACGTCAACAGCCCGCTGGCTAAGGACATGCCCTACGGCTCGTACTACTACGAGTTCGGCAGCAACCAGCGCGAGAGTGACGGCTTGCTGGAGGAAGGCGGGTTTCGCCACTTCCCGGTCTTGGCGCCGCGCTGGCGTCGCGAGGGCGAGGATATCTACGGCCGCTCCCCGTGCATGGATGCGCTGCCGTTCGTGCGCCAGTTGCAGTTGCAGACGCTGTCGGAGGGCAAGGCGATTGCGCGTGAGGCGGAGCCGCCCGT